GGACTCGTCATATCTGCATGTACTTCTTAATCGTTGCTCTCAGTAGAGGAGCCATTCTTCGAGCCGGCTCCTCCAAAAACTTTGCTTGGGCACGATCTTGGGGGTCCCAGAACTTGCCTTTGGTAGGGCGATCCTGGCCCTTCAACTTCATCCCAACTGCCTCATGCACGTAGATCGCATACGCAGCCGTATAGCCTACGGTCACCTTGGCGCTCCATCCGGCTCCAAAAGATCGTGTAAACGCCGAAACCTTCAAATTCCCAGTGTCTACCGGCACGAGTTTTTGGCTCTCTCGCTGGAGGAGTAATCCGGCAGCCTTGAGCCCAAGTTGCAACCTCACTGCGAGATGTAGGTCCTTCTGCTTAATGTTTGCTAGGACCTCTTTAACTCCTGTGATGGTGGCTATGTTGGCCATTATAAATAGGCGATATAAAGGGTTTCAGTGGCCTTGAAATTTGGGACCTTGTCGAACCGCTGAATCTCGGAAGCTGTATCGACTGTCGTCGGATCAGTAGACTCGTCCGAATCGATCTCACCTTCCCTCACCATATCACCAACCCCTAAAATCTGGTCCGGATAGACAATCGATTTGGAAACAACGGTCTCCCCCTTGGGGTTGACATATTCCTCTCCCGTGTCATCCCAGCGACATTTGATTTCGACTGGAGCGGAGAACAAATAACGTCCAAAGCGATCCGGGTCATCATTCCGAGCCCACCAGACCGCCTTCTGCTTCCTCATTCTCTTGATGACACTCATACCATAACCTCCTCCATTTCACAATGGGGAAACTGAGCACCAAGATGCTGGTGGAACACTTCAAATCCCATATGCCAGAAGAACGGTAGCCTTGATTCCCCGTCCAGCACATGAACAACTGTCACTTGGAGAGGAGGCAGACAATCAGCAATGTCTTTGAAACCTTTGATGAACCGTTGGAAAATCGCTTCCCTTGTGACTGCGGGTCGGCGTTCGTGCCAGTGTGATTGACCATTCTGCAAATTACAATCATACCCCAAAAGGAAAATCCGTTTGGCTCCTAGAGATATGGCCAAGTTAATCGCTGTGGCTCCGGTAGAATAATTCCAACCCAAGTGAGTTCCGCTATGAATACCGGCCCGCTGGCGCTTCATGTGGCAAAGCATCGGCGTGGGCAACGCCAGCAAGGAAGGAGCAACAGAGACAATTGGATTCTTGAACTCTCCTAACTCAATCTTTGTTCGATGAAACCAAGAAGCGTCTCCGAAGATGCAGTATTGAATGATGTCACCACCAAGACGAAAAGCGTCATTACAACCGATGGTGTTTAACCCTTTGAGACGATTGAAATCAAACGAACGAAGTGATGCTCCGCCACCGATGAGGTAAGCATCTTGTCCTTCCCATTTCCGTTGAGGTGACCATAACATAGTCAGGTATCCTCAGCGAGTCCCCTATCCGCCTCCACTCCCAACCAAGTTACACTTCCAATCCGCCTCCCGTTCGACATCCTCAACAACGTCCCGGTCGGATCGAGAGTGATCGCCATTTGGCCGTAGTGCGACGTCTTCAAGCCCGGTCCAACACTACTTTGATAGTTTGTGGAGACAGGGCCCGCTCGTTCCGCGGTGGGCCGAGGATCGCGGAGGGTGTAGAAGTGAGCTGATAGATATCTCTCTATCAGCTCCAAACGCGCAGCAGAAACACTAGACGAAGCGGCGGCAATATCATCGACCAAGGAAGATGCAGTCTCAATGAATGGAGTCAACGGGATCAACTCATCCACTTCGATGATTCCAGCCACCGCTTCATCTGTGGTTCGGATGGACATCAGTCATCCTCGAAGTCATCTCGCACCTTGCCGCGGGACTTGGGCATGGTTCGGGTCGGATTGAACTTTTCCCGAGTGGGTTTGTTCTCGACCACTGGCTCGCTCACTGCCGCGGGTTCTGCTTCCTGCGACTGCCCGACGACGTCGAACTTCTGAGCGAACGTTTTTGCCAGATCCCGATCACTGACAACGATATCACCCTTCTTGTAGGTGACCCCATCTTCAATGTGAATTCCTGCTTTGACACGGTATTTTGTTTTCATAGATTCTATTATCTAGGGTGAGGGTGGTCTTTGGGGGCACGACTCCCATCGACCACCCTCTGGTACCAACCCTTCCCCGACCGCTACCCAAACCTAGACGCTACCGTGAACAATGCCCGTGTGGCCGTTGAAGTCGGCGCGAAGCTGTGGCACCATGATGGCCATGACCTTGAAGTTGATGCGCATCCCACCGTTGGTCTCCCATTGCACGGTGGTGATGTCCATCCCCATGACCATCCGAATGACGTCGGTGGTCTGTTGGACGAGGATCATGTGATACCCCGTACCCAGATAGTCGGCGGTCCGGATGTCCGAGATGCCGTCGATCATCTTGATGCGTTCACGCAGGGTGTTGTCGCCCTTGGTCGCGGAGTAGTCGTCATCGAGGAACAGACCGTAGGCGCTCGACACATACAGGACCCAAGGCCCGAAGTAATTGTTGTCGATGCTGGCTTGGCGCATCGCCAGAACCTCACGCATGATCGTCGCTTGGTTCGACGTGGTAGGGGCCGTCAAAACCTTGGTGATCCGGGAGGGGAAATTGGTGAGCCCGTAAATGGAGCCGCCGCCATACGAGAAGGCGCCCCCGGTTCCCAGCACCAGCTTCTCAGCTTCCTCAGCGACGCGACGGGAGGCGAGTTGGGCCGTGGTCACGTCGATCGAAGCACCGGAGTTCCGGCTGGTCGCGATCTGGCGAGCGGAGAAATAGAAGTCCTTGTGAATGACCGGCAAAGGAAGGCTGACCAGGTCATACTCAGGACGATCGTATTCCGATTCCCGAATCGGATCCATACTCACAGTCGCTTCCGTGATGTCCCCGACCGTCTCCGTCTCGAGGATCGTCTTGCCCATCCCGTTGGGGATGTTGTAGGTCAACCCGGCTCCTCGCAAACCTCCCACGACAGTGAGACGTTTCTGGGCGGCGCTGATGATCGCTTCATCCAGGATCTCCCATTCATCCTTGCGGAGAGTGGCATTCGAAACAAGTGCTGGCACCGCCACCACCTTGCCGTCCTGATTGTGAGAGATATAGGATCGGCCGTCTTTGCCGACCCAAGGCCTCAGCGCGGAAACGTTGAAACCGTTTTGGAGAAGTGTCGTGGCGACATTCCCTTGAGCTTGTCCGTTTAAGATAAAGTCCATATCGTTCTTTCTTGTGTGATTGTGATTGTGACGATCCCGATTACAGAACGCGGACCTTGATCCGGGTATTGTTGTCGTCGCTCTCGGAATTGTCGATGGTCTCCAACGCCACCGCCACCGAATCGTGACCTGCCGTAAAACCGGATTCCTGCGAGTCGATCAAATGACCGGCACCATCCGATCCGAGGAAGTCTCCCTTCTGGACGCTCTGACCGAATGCCAGCCAGGCCAGAACTTGATCGCCCGGGGAGGCGATGAGAATGAAAACGCGTTCACCGGAGGCGTAGTCGTCATCGATACCCCGCCCTTGCAAGGCATCCTCGAGGGCGAACATCCTCTCCGCTTGACCGAGGACGATGTTGTGAGGAATCACGTCACCATCCACGTTGAGTTTGACCAAATGTCCGGGACGGATAACTCCCGCCGCCAGGGCCTCTTCGAATTGGCTGGCCTGTCCCTTGAGATGAATCCGGCTCGGCCTTCCTTCGCTTGTCATATTGTGTGTTCTTTCTGGTTGAGTTGATTGATGTTTTAAAGCGACGATTACCTGCCGAAATTCATCGCCGGCATCTCGAGAGCTTCTTCCTTCTCGGCGTTCATCCCGGGCGTGGGCGCCTGACCCGCATAAGTGGGCGTCCGCTCACCACCGGTGTTCTTGACACCCATCAGCTGAACCATCTTGCGCAGCTCTCCGAGCGGGCGGCCATTGAGTTCCTCCTTGGTGAAGGAATTGCTTTCGTTGGCGAGGATGGTGGCAACGATCTTGTCCTTCTCCTCGTTGTAAATGTGCAGGCCGTTGGCGAGCACTTCCTGGATCTGACGAGGCGCGGCGCCGATGTAGTCGTCGACCGTGATGATCTTGGTTTGCTGATTGGTTGTGACGGATGCAACCGGTGCAACCACGGGTACGGGCACAACTTCAACCTTAACTTCGTTCTTCACCGGAGGCGGTTCGATCTTGGACAAGGTGAACTCCATGGCGGGATTCTCTTTCTTGAGTTCCACCAACGCCTCAAGACGGGCCTTGGATTGTTTGCCAAGCTTCTCGCGATCCTCCTCGGACCACTTGGCATTGCCGACGATGAGGTCGACCAGTTTCTTGATTTCGGGATTCATAATGGTTTCGCTGTTCTCGTTCTCGTTTGACTTGTTTTGAACTGTTCGGTATTCAGACACCTTCACCACCGCTACCGGAGTCTCGTCACTGAGTTGAACCTGGGTATCATTGGAGGTGTATCCAAGGCGGAAGAACTTACCCTCCCGCTCATAGATGACGAAATTAGTGAAAACATCGGCTACCCAGAGCATCGGATCCTCTCCAAACTTGGTCCTTAATGCACTGGACAGCGTAGCATAAATGTCCGAATGAGAAAGCTCATTACCGGCGAGCCCTATCTTCTGAAAGGCAGCCTGGATAACAGACAATGGGATGTTCTGCTTAGCGGCGGCATTGCGCAGGAAACCAGCGCCATCCGCGATCGAACAAGCTCCTATCTGGTCGGGCAACAGAGCAAGGTGGTCCGGGCGATAGTTCTTAGCGATACCCACATAGGACTCCCCATTGAACTCACCTTCCTTCTCCTCCATATCCACGAAAACCCCCGTCGAGAGTTCCATCATCTCACGGGAATTAATGGCAGACATGATCCGTTCATCCACCGTATTGGCACGGTCTTTCTGAATCCAAGCTTCGGATTTGAGCTTCCCCTTCTCAAACTGTGTATTCATCATCAACCCGACCTTGCGAGAGTTGATAATGACCGGATCACAAGCTGAAACACCCACCCCGTTCATCGTCGGATGGTAGACGACAATTGGCTTGTGATTCCAAACGACAGGGGTCTTCGAAAGTTCGCTTTTGGGATAGTAGAGAGGGCCCAAGGAGCCGCTATGGACCCCCTCTGTAAGGATCACCATTGGGACGACGGTATATTCCTGCCCCTCCAGAGTATCAACACGACACTGGGCAGGAAGAAGGTTGATCGAGAACTTGAGGATCGCCTCTTCTTTATTCAGGACCAATTTATTCATCTCGCCCGCCATTATAGCGGGCGTTCACATAGATGCAAAGAAAATACTGATGAAAGTTTAGACGCTAATTAGATGCCTGATCTTCTAATGATTTCCAAGGATGCAAAATGATAAAGGAACTCATCAGAGATTGGACGGTTTCCTCAGGATTGGATTTGAGCTTCTCCTTGATCTCCTGAGGTGATGCACAACCACTAAAGCCGGCAGCGATCTCTTTGATCCTCTCTCCGAGAACCTGATATTGCAAACAAGTCAAATTGAATTGGTTGATCAAGTTCTCTATCCCCGCATCCTTCTGGTCCTTGATCATTCCCTCAATCTCTGCAAACTCAATGGCAACCTGATTCACATCCATGTGAAGACGGGCGGCAATCACCTCGTCTTTCATACCAGCCTTCTTCCAAGCCCAGAGATATTGTTCGTCAGTACTCATTTTGCTGCTTTCATAAAAGATCCGGGGCCTAACCTACTCAGTTGAAGCCCCGGATCCACCAGTCGCACTCGGATGCATTACTATTATCTGGTCAGCACAGGTTCCGTCGCCTCCAATGCCGCAGCAATCTCCGCCATCCACTGCGCCGCGCGCTCCTGCTTGTTCAAAATAGGCGGCATCTCCAGGCAGTGACAGAATTCCTGCTCCATCATGCCCGGCCCCACCAGGAGCCCGTCGAACTCCCAGCAGAAATGCCAGCCGGACTTCAGCTCCTCCTCGGTGAGCTTCAAGGTGTCTTCATACATTAAGGCCCTCCAACGCTCGTCGGGCATCATGGGACCGGTGTGTTCGATGGGGTTCAATGCTTCTTGCATGATTCATTCACCACTTCGTCACCAAATAGTTCCTCCATCTGCTTCTCAGTGAGCAGGTAAGACGGATGCTCCAGCTTCAACTTGAGCAGGGTGCTTCTTCGTTTTCTGACCGTTCCAGCCTGCTGGGCGTTGTCGCACATGAACATGCCCTGCCAGCAGGACGCCTGAAGGCACTGGTCGCACATCGTAATCAGATCACTTGGTTTGTTTTTCGTTTTCATTGCTTCACTTTCACCACGCCGGCACCGCGCTCCACCGGTAAAACACCACCCGCTTCTGCGCGGCATCCTCCACCCGCAACGTACTCCCAGCCGGTACCTCGATGCTCAGCAGCCGGTCCCAGGCCCGCAGGTCGCGCGAACAATCCACGCTCACCCGATACGGCAACCCGCCCCGCACCCGGATCGCCTGCCCGGGATCGCACACAATCCGGCTCTCCGCCTCCGCCACCGGAGACCCGTTCACGGAATAGAAGTTCTCGCAGCACTGCCCCGTCAGCAGTACCCCGTGGTCACGCGCCACTTCGCCCTGAAACTCCTCCCAGGTCTGCAGGCCGCTCTCTGGCTCCACACCGAACCGGTGCGTGAAGGCAGCCCGGCCGTCAGGAGCCCTCGCCAAAGTGACCTCCAGCACCGTTGCAACCCCGCCACGACCCGACTGAACCAAAGAGGCGCCCCCGCCCTCGCCCCCATCGCTGTAACACGGATCATCTGGATTGCAGGAGCCCAATGGCCCCCAGTTGAACGCAGCAGCGGAAACGTCGTCACCGTCCAAGCTGAAGGGCGACCGCGCCAGCCAAACATCATTCGTCTCCGGTGGCAGCTCCCGCTTCTTGGGGAAATGCTTCTGACAGAACTTCGCCAGCTTCACGCAGACATACCCACCCACCGCCACCACCACCGCCGCGGCTGCCTTCCAGACGCATGGGCTGGTGAGCGGTTGCTCGGGTACAGTCTCCTGCGCTGTGGCAGGCACTGCCAGCGACACCATCAGGGCTACCACAATGCTGTGCCAGAAAATGTCTGCCTCGATCAGCGCGATGGTGACAAGGAACATAAGCACCTCGATGATCAGGCCGGACCAGAACCAGTGATCCTCCAGCCCCATCCCAACCGCTATTCCGGCCGCAATGGCGCCATACAGCATTGCCAGGTAAGGGTGACGCGACAGGGAGTTGGTGAGAGGTTTCATTGCCGCTTGGATTATAGCTTTCATTTGATTTATCTAGATGCTGAATTCAGACTTAGTCTCCGAGCTTCCAATATATAATCTAGAAGGAGCTGACGATTTTTGTCCATTTGCTGGCGATTCTTTGAACAAATAGAATGCCAACGATGAAAGAGACAGAACACCTCATCTCTTTGGTAAAGTTCTCTCGCCTTGGAACGACTGATTTCGTCACGACACCTTTGAGTAACATTGTCAAACGTGACGGGCCCGGGCAATGGGTCCTTACCTTGTTGGTATCGCTCCAACATGTAGATCTGTTGGTAGTCCTCCCAACCATATCCATCAAATCTCTTGTCGCATCCGCCAAGGCCTAGGTAATCCTGAGTCCGGCAAATGAAATTAGTTGATGCGGGCATGTCATAACCAAAGGCGGAATACGACCTCATATTCTGACACACCATATGATGGAAAGCAGGTCCTACCGGCACATTGTGAATCCCTAGCATCCCGCCATAAATCGCCTTGAAATAAAGCATCCCACAATTAAACCACTCACGAGGGAGAGCACCTTCAATAAGGGGTATCAACTTCCTGAAAAACATCAAACTAGGTAAGGAGTCGATATCGATCTTCATAATCCACTCCGTATTGGCCATCCGTGCCCCAATATTATGGCAATGACCGATAGAAAACGGATCCGTTTTAGAGATGTCTACGACCCGCAATCTCTTCGGCGGATTTGGGATCGCCGGAGCAGGATCACCCACGAAAAAAAGAATGTGCTCTACCTCAGGAATAGTGGAACCACGAACAGCCTCCAACCACACTGGCAAGATGTCAGGTCGTTCCCAGTAAGAGGTGATTGTCGTGATCTTAGCCATCAGGAAGCCCTCGCATCATCTCCACAACAGCATCAACCGCCTTTTCAGGCCAGTCCATGGCATCGTGCTTTTCCGCTTCGCAAATGGGGCAGTAATCATTACCCTCCTCGTCCACACCGATCACGTATATACCACCCATTTCTAGAGCGGCGTTGACGATCATATTATGTGCCCCAATCAAAGGATCGAAAGTCTTCTTCGTAACGGATTTACCATCCAACTCATCCCTCATCCGTTGGCAAGCCTCCTCTCCAGATGAAGAGACAAAATCCCAAAGGCCCTTTGAGCGAATCAATTCCTTGAGCCTTTCCCAATGAAGAGGGCACATTTTCATAGTCCGTCCTTCTCAATCCCAAACCTTCTGATAATATTTATCACCCCATCCACTCTTCGTCATGTGACAATCCTTGCCTACAAAACCCTGCCTTGCAAGGAAATGATCCACCTCACTAACTAAGGCACAGCCTTTGTAGAGTTCCTCCTCATTCACCTCTACATAAATATGGTCGAAACAGTCTATCAATTTCCCCATTCCTTTCAAGGCAAGCAATTCAGCACCTTGGAGATCGATGTTCAGAAAACCTCCCTCCTTGAAGGTGATCTTGTTCTCAGACATAAGAGTATCCACCCGCCTAGTAACCATACGAACGTCTTGGATGAATGAGACCGTAGGATGCTCTCGCTTGTGAGTCCCGAACTCGAGAATGGAGGAGCTTTGACATCCGTTATTTGCAACATGGAAGGTGACTTCTTTCCCGTCCACATCACCCACGCAAGCCTCAAGGCAGATGTGATTCGGATATGGACGGACGTGCCCAACCAGTTTCAGGAAAGTAGAATGATGGGCCTCTACCCAAACCACCGTATCGATACCATGGGCATAGTATTCTTCGGCCTCCTGTCCCGTGTTGGCACCAAGATGCAGAACGTCCTTGCTCCGAATGTTGTGTTTGCTGAACAATTTATCAAATGGAATGAGCATATCACCTTCTTTCTAATTCATTGTCTCGGAGCCAGGCTGTTTTACGTTCCGAATTATCCCAATACACCACACGATACTGAGGCCCCAAGAAATCAACGGTGAGTGCCTCCACCACACCGGGACGCTGAACCTCAAGAATCAAAACCCGTTCATTGAGGTCGAACTTAAAATGTTCTATACGTTCACCCATGATTATTCTGTATCTTCCTCTCGGACGGACTGACGTGATCGTTCGTCCTGTTGAACTAACCAATCACGAACCTGGCCACATCGGGCATATAGATT